GGCCTGGAACAAGAGGTTAAGTTCTGGTACAAGCATTCGACCGGAAAATTCCGCCTGACATGGATAGCAAATGCCACGTCTAGTTTTACGCTTCCGAACACGTCGCGGGTGGAGCATGAGTTCACGCTTGCGGACGTTTATAGCGCGATCCGGGTTGAATTCAGCGATGACCAGAACCTTAACCGCGCCGTAAAAACATATTCATGGCATCAGGCCGCCGCCGCGAGTGGCAACAGCCCCGACCATTATACGAGTATATCAGAACATGGCTCAGGGTATGAATTTTTTGCTGAATTTAAAGCATTCCATGATACTGCAGGAGACGGCGGGATGGAATTTACCTGCGATGGTAAGACAGACACTAAATTAGGGATGTGTTTCACGCATGACCCGACCGGGCAGTGCATTTTCGGTGACTACTATTTCGGGACCGGTACGACACCACCTGCTATAGTTCTCGACAAAATTAATTTGAAGGTGAATAATTATCGAGCAATCGACGGCGGTACTTGGCAGTCTTATTGCAATTCTACCAAGACATGGGTGCTCCGGGTTTACGGCTGTGACGATTACAATACGACATCGGCAGCCACGCGAAACGCGAGTACATGGGTTGATCTCGGTTTTTCTATGGAAGGAACACCGGCTGCCGAGGGTTCATGGGTCGCAGGTGAAGCCCTTGCCTTTGCAAAGCGTCGCGTCAATGCAATCCGCATCGCATGGGATTTTATGGCGGGGCCAAAAGAAAATGACAGTTATTATGGTGTAATCCACAATATCGAAATCTTGGGCAACCTGATTAAATATGCTCGTTGCCAGCTATCGAATGATGATGTTGATAATGTCGGTAAACCTGAAAAATTAATCGCGGTTTCCAGTTACGAAAAGATGCGGGGTGGCGTGAAGGCGTCAACCGGCGTGCCGGGTTGCCAGCGGGTAAAGAGTGTCAAACTCGGCGCCGCGTCCGGCCCGGCTGCGCAAAGCATGGCGCGAATCCTCTTGCTGACTTATTTGCGGATGTCCGAGATGCGCCGGTATAGTTATCAGGGCGTGCTGCCCGGTACACCGGAGCTTGGGATCACTATCTCATGCGACGAAGATAACGACGGGGCGGTCGATTACGTCGGGGTGCTCCGGGAGTATTCGTTCGCAATCGGCCCGGCGGGGATATCGGAAGCGACAGGCGTTATCCTTTCGACCGTACAGGCGGTGATCGATTAATGCCGTGGGACTCAGTAGATAACCGCCTTACGCGAAACCGGACACTCGCCGACGAAATTCAGGCGCAAATCAGACGGGCGATCAATCACAGGCCAGCCAAACCGTCCACAATAGGCGTGGGGATGCTTAAATACGGCGACACTACACCGGGAAGCGGACAGCGGGATGTCGCCTTCGTAGACCTCACGGACACGCCAAATACTTATACCACCGCTCTTAGTCTTCACCGAATAAATGCTGGTAAAACGGGATTAGAAGAAGTCGCCCCGTCCGAGCTTGGCCTTGTATCCGTCCAATCATTGGCTGCCGGTTTTGCGGTGGCCACTGTGACGGCAGGCAGTTTTTCATCGACAACCAATTATGTAATAACTGCCGCAGGTACAATTGATTGGATCGGCATTTACATATCCACGTGGATGCCGGATATTGGCAATATAGATACAATTACAGTCACGCTTTATATTAACGGTGGGGCGACGGATTCATTTACGAATACGGACGGGACTGCTGGGGTAAAGAGCGGCACAGTTTCGGAAGCCGTTGCGGTGGGCGCTATTGTTGAAGTCAAGGTGAAGGTCACGACACAGCGGTCGGCGCTTGACGTGATTCAGTTCAATGCCTGGAGCGCAAGATTTAACGGAGCGATTGTATGACAGGAATAAATCTACCATTCGCGATTAAACCGCACTTCAAGGTGAAGATAACCAGGCGGAATCCTTATTGGAAGTTGCCTTATTTGTACAGAGTATGGCTACATTGGCGGGGATTAGCCCCGTATCAAAGGAGCAAATAACATGGCCGCTGGAAACGCGCAAAAGTTTACGACAGTATTTTTAGAACTGGTCAACGACATGTGTACGGGCGATGGGTCGGCACCCGCGACGTATTATGTCCACATGGGTACGAATGGAGAGCTCGCCGTTCCCGGTGATATCGCACTTGCGGCACCGTCCGCAGAGGCACGCGCCGCATGTACGGAGAGTCAGCCGACTACGGTGACATGGCAAGAGGCCGGGGCGAACATCACGAGCCTGAGTGACCAGACCATCGCGGAGCTTGGAATATTCACGAGCCTTGCCAGTACGATACTGGTGGCGCGCCGGAGTTATGCGACGGGGTTCCCGATTCTGACGAACGACTTGGTTCAGATCACGTTCGTGGGTACAACCGCACAGGCTGCGTAAGACGGGAGCATTAACCAATGGCTCAATACGCCCGACCCGATGCCGACGTCAGCGCGGGTAGCTGGACACCATATCCGGCCTCTCCGGCCACGCTGTACGATAAAATCAGTGAGACATCGCACGACGATGCGACTACCTATATCACGACGACGGCGGCAGCTACGACGTGCGAAGTGGGATTATCGAATGTTACTGACCCGGTATCATCGACCGGACACATCCTGTACTTTTGGGCGACGGCGACGGGTTCGGGCGGCGGTGAAAAGATTACGATGCTGCTCTTTGAGAGCACTACTCAGAGGGCGACATCGGGCGCGAAGACGATTACCCGCACAACGTGGAATGAGTATACATATACGTTGTCGGCTGCGGAAGCCGATGCGATTACCAATTACTCAAACCTGACTATCAAGCTCACATCCGCACAGACAGCGGGGGAGACCTTAAAAGTTACGCAGGCATATCTGGAAGTGCCCACAGCCGTGACGACCTACAGCGTGACCATCGCCGTTAGCATGGCACTCGCTCCGGCACTTACTCGCGTGGTGACATTCAAGCGAAGTATAGCGGTATCGACAGCCCTGAGTTCTGCAATCAATCGCCTGATTACATTTCATCCGACGATTGCAGTCTCTCTTGCACTCTTGCGGAGTCTGGAAAGAGTTGTGACTTTCAAACGTGGAATAGCGGTTAGTCTTGGATTGTCACCGGCTCTTGGTAGAGTGATAACGCGGGTGAAGTCATTCGGAGCATCGCTAGCTTTGAGTCCATCCATTACTCGCACGGTGACATTCGTGCGCGGTATCGCCGCCAGTCTTGCGCTAGTTCCATCGATTGTTTACGAACTCACACAGGCTGGCGGGGGGACACTCTATAACGTGACCATTGCCGTGAGTCTGGCTCTGTCACCTGCGTTTTCTTTCGTTCATTCGCTTTCCGGGCTTTACGCCCGCGCCGTGTCCCTTGCCGTCGCTGCTAAAACTCTGGTAAAATCGATCACCGCGAAGACCGTCACGGAATCTATCGCAGACAAGGACATCGAGGTGGACTAATATGAGCACACTGGAATTACGGGAAGGCAGCCGGGAGCCGATTACGATAACCCTGACTCGCGGCGGCGTCGCCTACGACCTCGGAGCGAAAGCCGTCCGTATGCGGCGCAAAAACGGCAAATCGGAGCCGACCTATGATACCTTCGCGACAACCGATACCCCGGCTCTGCTGGTCGTTACAACGGCAGCTAGCGGCATCCTGACGTTTACACCGGCTGCCACGACATGGAAGGGCGCGGAGGTGAATTATAAGTATGAGTTCTACATCGAGGTTGAAGTTTCGACCGGCGTGTGGTACGCATGGAAGGAGGCCGAAAACGAGAAGGTGAAGATCGAACCCGCTTTCGGATAAGGTGACGCGATGGATAATAACGAATTCGAATTAATGGAATTCTATCGCAATCTCGATGAACCCATTACAGCACTCACGAATGAGATTGAACGCATCGCCCTTGAAAAAGAAAAGACGGTAATCAGGGGCGCGATCCGGGAACTATTCGAGGATGTTATCGAGGAAATATTCGACAGTAACTTCCTTGAAAATAAGGGGCGCAAATTCTCCAAGTGGGGCAAGCGCACCTGGAAGAAATTAAAGAAGGTATTCAGTTAATGGATAATCCGATCATAGATGAATTCCTAAAGTACATTAATTCCGGTTCAATGGCCGGCGTATTTTTCTCTATTTGGTACTGGATGAAATATATCTGGCCTGTCCAGCGAAAGCAGCGCGATGATGATATACTGGCGCGTCAGGACGACAACAAATTAAAGCGCACGGAAATGCGGGTATTGGTATGTTTTCTCGAACATCTGAAAAAGGAAGGTTACGAAATCGATGTTCCCGATCTCACGAAAGAAATCTAAACCGACGGTTTTAGAGTTACAGACGGAACGCACTGAATTAAACCGGATGCGGAGGAAAATCCTGTTGTCATTCAGCGAAACGGATTGTGAAGCTACGGAGAAACCGCCTAAGAAAAACGGCTCCATAGCCGGGGAGCCGATGCTGGCTGAAAAATAATACGGAGAGCGTGGGGATACTCCTTTCTACCTTCCCTCAACCAATCCGATACCTCCCGCTTCACACATCTTCTCCTGTCCCGCGCTCTCCCACTCTCTCGTAAACCCGCCCCGCGCTGTCCATGCCGTGCTCCCGGATGAAAGCCTTGCCCTTATCGGTGATGCGGAGACTACGGCACCGATGCTCTGGATTTATGAGGTAACCTTTGCGAATCATCGCGTTTAAATGGCCTTTGACATTAGTGTCAGCAATCCCTAGAAGGTCTCCAAGCTCGCGGTAACTCGCGCTAGGATGCGTCGCTATCAGGATCAGGACTTGTGCCTGCCGTGGTGTCAGTTTATCTTTCATGGTTCACCCCCGCCCCCCGCCGTCGAATAGCTTGGTCTGCGCGTACTCACGGTCTATCCGCTCACAGGCGATGTCGAAGTACTTTGGCTCGCACTCCACACCTATGAACTTGCGCCCCAGCCTCGCACACGCCACGCCCGTCGTGCCACTGCCCATGAACGGGTCGAGGATGGTGCCTTTCGTGAAGCCGATGCACCACTGCATGAGCTTTAACGGTTTCTGTGTTGGATGCCAGTGTTCGCCTTGCTCACTATCTCGCAACATTCCCATCCACATGTGTTGAAAAACTCGCGCTGGAATATCAAGATCAGACCATGCGAGTTCACAGTCTCCGAAATCATTTACCTGACCATTTATGCGCTTATACCAGACAAGCCATGCCCTAGACGGTGGTAGTTTATCCGCAATGTAATTCCCCCCCCAGATTATGTGACTATCGCCAATGGCAAGTATTGGAGTCGGGTCAATGGGTTTATTATCATGCGCAAATGCTTCATAAATCGGATTAATCTGTCCTTGCCATCTTTTCACGTCTCGACTTGTACCGCCCATTTTGCCGTCAGGTCGTAGGATATTAATCCCATACGGCGGGTCGGTCACAACCGCATCCACGCCCGTCAGCGTCGGCAGGATGTCTCTGCAATCTGCGTTGTACAACGTGGCGTTCCCAATCCTCACAGGCTCATTCATCCGTCACCGCCCCGCGTGGTCGTCGGCGCAGACCCCGCGCCTGGTCGCCCACGACCGTGCCGATTGATAGTTCGCTCATGTGAATAGTCCATCCTCTTGACTTGGTAAGGGATCATTCGACATCCACCATTCAAAGCACTCATCCGCATCCTTCCATCGCTTACTCATGCTGTCATTCCCTTTTGCCTTACGATTATCCCAGAGCTTATGAAACGCTCGTCTGAATTGCTTCTCGAATCCAGGCCAGCGTTCCCGATCCCGCCTCTTCTGCCATGCCGATTGCATCGGACAGAAAATGCAGCCTAACCGTTTAAAACCTTCATCATACAGGGAGCAGTAGGGGACGTTCTCTTGCCGGATAAAATCCCAAACGTCGGATTCCGTCCAGTCGATAATGACGTGGAGATAATCTTTTTTACTAGCAGTATAGCAGACCTCGACCATTTTCCGATTACTGCGTTTTTTGGATTCTGCCCATCGAATACCAGTCAACACGCGCCGACCAGAGCCGCCTTTTTCTTTATAACGTTCACAGCACCAACGTTTCATTCGAGCCGGAAAACCCTTATCTGGCAAAAGCATTAGCAGGGGTTTTTCAGCCCTGACCCATTCGACATCGGGATGATATTCTTTTATGAACCGCACAAGCTCCGGTGGATCAATTGTCGTGACTGCATAATGAGCATCGTGTTTTACTCCCGCCATATCTGCCAGTCGCTTGATTACGCATGAATCCTTACCGCCTGAGAATGCGAGATAGTACCCGTCCGCAGGCTCGAATGCTTTCAAGCGTTCAATCGCCGTCTTGACGCGGTCGATGGGTCCGAAAAGTGTATGCTCGATTAATGCCATAATTTTGATATAACCATTCCTACCAGCGTGCCGATGACCGCGCACACCATAGCCACGCTAAGGCAGCCGGGGTGCGATAGGATGGTTAGGTCGATTATCATTGTGGTTCCTCTTGTCAGTCATACCGGGTTCTCCTCTTGCCACTGCCGCAGGGCGTTGGCTTCGTCCTTAAATCCTTCTACGAACATAAATGGGAGAAAAATAACCATGAGTTTTTTGTATGACAATTGATGCCGGGCTGTGCATTTTTCATATCGATACGTCAGCCCGTTCGCCCGCGCCCACGCCTTGACTTCCTTGAGCGTGGTCATTGGTTTGTAGTATGTCACGATTTAGCCACCTCCGGCATCTCTTGCGTCTTTAAGAATTTCGCGAGCGGACCATCGGGCGGTAGATTATTCCAATTCAGTTCTCCACTCTCTTGTCGCCCCTTACATGGGTCACACATATAAAGGGTTTCGGATGATTGAATCCCATTTATATGAACCATGTTTAACTCAACCATTTGCCCTTCCATTTCGAGACATAAAATATCTACGATGGTCGGATATCCACAAATGACACAGTGATTGGCAATCATTCAGGCACCTCTCTGTCGGCGATGCGGGTCAGGCGACGGATTATTTCTTCTTGAATGGTTGTATAATAATCATCCGACATTCCCCATGTTTCGAGTGCTTTAAGTAATTCCTCATTCGTCAGTTCTGTCAGATTCATGGTGTCACTTCCCATCCTTTATTCTCAGTCCTGTAACGTCGGGATGTTCATCGGTTGTAATGAGAATCCCGTCAAACTTATCGAGGTCAGGTGGATCCGAAAATATTCGGCAGATAGCCGTTTTCACTTCCGGGAAATCCTTCGGTTCGACATATATATGTTTTACGCGTAAATTTTTCATGGTTGTGTCACTTCCAGGTTGTCGGGTTCTTTAACTCCGCATGGACGTGTTCGGGATTGGTCGCGCCCTTATGATAGACCCGGAAGCCCAGCCCTTCCAGCACCTTAACTATCTGCTTTTTGTCACGCTTGTTTCGTGTCGTGAGATAAATCGCGCCGGGTCCGTAGAAGCCTTCAATGTCGATCCCGTAGCTCCCGGTTGTCCCGTCAGGCCATGCCTTGAAGTCGGGGAATGTCCCGTCGCTGTGCCGGGAAGTCTTATCTACCTTCCGCATCTTGCGGTTATTCCGAATCCCCCGCGTCGCAATTTTCGTGTAGCCGTTCGCGTCAAGCCACTGACAGAGCTTCTCCATCAGCGGGGCGAACTTCGGGTTCACCTTTCGAGCATTTGCTGACAGCACCTTGCCGCGAAAAACTTTGATCTCGATTCCGTGGTCATTGAATTGGATTGGTCCGTTCATCGCCGTTGTCTCCCGTGTTTTGTTTAATGAATTTTTCCGTTATCGAATATAAATCCCCTGCCGCCATTAATAGCCGGTGAGCCGTATCCTGCAAATGCTTCACGGCATTCGCCGCGTCCCGGTACAACCGTGTCTCCGGGATGATGTACTCAATGTTTGCCTCAATGCACATTACCCCGTACTGCCACTGATGATGAATATTCAGTAGCCTCACGACCCGCCCCGACTTGATTTCAGGTCGCACGTCGAATATTCCCATCGTGAAACTACAAAGTTCGTCGGCAGTATGCCGTTCCTCGCGCTGCGGTTCGTGGATAAACCAAACCGCGTCTCCGATCTGGAATGGTTTGAATTGATTGTCTTTCATGTCGTTGTCTCCTCGTTGTCGATTGCCTTCCACAGATGCACATCGTCCATGCGCTTAACCTCAAACGACCGCTTGCACTGCCGGCATTTCAAAACCTTCCGGAGAGTGAAGACCGCTTTATCATGGACATCGCTACCGCCACAGTCGAAGGGGCAGTAAATCCGGACGAAATCCTGCTTATTAATAACGTCCTGGCAGAGGACATCGGCAGGATCAACCCTAAGTCCCGTCTGCCAGCCGATTGGTTCCAGCCGGTAGTCTACCCCTGCCGGAGCCGCAATCGTCGCTTGTGGGGCATCCTGGACGCCGTCCTCGGTCAATAACTGGCCGACAATAGTATTTAAATCTATCTCATCGGCCTCGGAATCATTTGCAGGCATCATCGCGGTTTTCATTTTCCCCGGTGTACATATCCATTTGATTTCGATAGAACCGATACCCCCCGTCCAATTTATTTTCCATTCAATTGGTATTAAGGAACCTGATTCAAGAGCGGACAAAATCTCTTTAAGCCTAATGATGATCTTCTGCGATGGGAAATAAATCTCACGTCGTTTCATAACGTCGCCTCCCGTCTGGTGTTCAGCGCATCGCAGATTTCCCATGCGTCATCCTCGTCCGTTACTTCGCAGATGACCGAATAGTATTGACCGTCCCTAAAGCCAACCTCTATACATTCCTCCCGTTCCCTAATCAAATAATTAGGCAGTTTCCCGTCTTTCGTCTTGCGGTGAATTTCACCTTTCATAATGTCGCCTCCAGGTATTTGTGCATCCCGTAAAGAGCCAGTCCGAGCGCGTCGCCCTGATGGTCATCGGGCTTTTCGGGTTTGACTTTACTGAGATAGGTGGACTTTAAAAGAAAATCGATTGAAAACTTCTTGGCATCAGCCCGGTTCATAAAGCCTGCGCCCTGATACCAGATAAGATTCCGCCATTCCGCAGCCGATGCCGTAAAGAATTTAGCCTCGCGCCAGAATTCATTTGTAACCGCTTCACACCATCCCGATGTCCTGATAGTTTGAAAGGCCGATTGGATATTTTTTCCGACGTATCCCCATTCGGCACAAACGACTGCGGGATTAATAATCATCGCAAGCATCCATACTTTCATATTGCCATAATCCGACGTCTCCACGGTTGTAGCCTTGATGAATTCCCATTTAAACTTCTTGTCGAATTCAATTAGGCACATGCCCGTCTTGGTCGTGCTCTGGTCTACTCCGAGGCTAATCAAGGTCGATCACCTCTGTCCTCGATAAATTTCATAACGTCGCTCAACCGGAACCGCCGCCTGTTGCTTTGCGGACTGGCTCCCAAAGTTAGCGTGCATTTCAGCTTCCCGGAGTTTGCATACCGCCGGACAGTCGCATTGCACACGTCGAGCAGGATCGCGGCGTCCCGGAGGCTGATAATCGGATCATTCAGGATCGTCCATAGCTTGTCGCGTTTGGCGGTGTCCAGTGGCATCATTTCCACCCCTTCCATTTCTTGATTGCGATAGCCAACTTGTGCATCAGCGTCGAGCCTTTGTCGGCCCAGACTTCCAGCGCGGGAGCCTGAATAAACGTTGCCGATTGTTCCTCGCTAAGGTCGATAACAATCGGCAGGATCGGCTCGAAAACCTGAGCGGTCAAGCTCTTATCGTCGAGTTGGAAGATTTCAATCGTGGCGATTTTCGTTCTCATCGTGTTCCTCCTTGTAATTGATCGAGTAATGTATTCATTTTCCTTGCCTGCTTATCTACCGCCCTAAAAACTCGTACTTGAATCTTGGGATCAAACTCGCATCCGCAATCCGGGCATTTCACCGTATGCGTCCGCTTCGCTTTTTCGATAAGCGCGGTAACGGGATACTTTTTCTTTTCCAGAATCTTTAACCGCTTAGCCTTTTGGATTTGCGGACGATCCTGAAAATGCTCGGAGCCGGGAATTTCAGGAAAGTTTTCGGGTAGTGTCAGTGTCATCGTGAACCTCCGGTGTGTATTTAGTTGAGTCAAACCTTTTATTGAAAGGCCCGTCATAATAACGTTCTGTGTGCCCATTGCATACATGTATCCAATTATCATCGTCACCATATGAATCTAATACAGAAGCTACACCCCAACACGGTTCTTGCTCTGTTGAATTATCTAAGTAGATGCAATCTCCACCGCAAGAACAAGGCTGATATGAATCGCTGACTGTTACTTCGTCTTCCAAAAGCCCTTCTATAATTTTCATTTTAGATTCTCCGGTTCAAACATCGTGTTCCTCCGGTTCAAGAAACTTCAGATTTTCTTTCGGGTCAAACCATCGGTTTTTAATGATATGACCGATTGCATATACTTTATTGCTATCCTGCTTTACCCGAACATTTTTACCTTTCAAATCTGACCATTTCATCACACCGATGACTTCTAAAATCTGCCGGATATATTCGCAGCCCCATGCTGTCCCGACGCGCTTATTCTGGGTCTTGTCGAATTGATCGAAACAAAACCCGCCAAAGCCCTGTCCCGCCCCATCGTAATCCAGATCAATCCACGCGGTTAAAAAAGCACCGTCATAATCCAACTGGATTTCGGCATTCTTAATCGTTGCATTAATTATTTCCATCGTATCCCTCCGGTTCAAAGTTGGGGGCTGGCCGGATGTCAGAAAGGGGTGACGTGAATTTCCGACCAGCCCTGGAGTGCAAAATCTGGTTATCCTTCCGGTGTCGCTTCGAGTGATTTCAGATGTGCGATGACCGCTTGCCCTTCATCGTAGGTAAGTTCTGCCGGGTCCGCAGTTCGGCCTTTTGTGTACTCGCTTATCCACTCACCAAAATCCCGGCTGATTACCTTTTCGGCGATTGCGTAAATCATCTTTACCTGCTTTTCGGTCGGGTGTCCACCGTTTGTCGGCTTGGGTGTTGGCTTGGTTACTTTCGCACGCCCCGGTACAGGCTCCCCGTCCTCACTCATTTCGTCAGCGGATACTTCACCGCCCGCTATGAGATCAGATATCGCCCGGTTAGTCGCCCGCGTTTGAGCCGTCGCGATGATGTCCTGATCCTTATTGAACCGGCGTTCAAATTTGTCAGCACCCCCCCATCCGTCAGAGAACGCACCATTAGGATGCGAAGCCCGTACAATGAACCATGCGCTTGCTACACGCCCGTCAGCATCACGCTCTACGGCATGAGATAGGATAGCCGTGGAAAGCGTGAAGGCACGCGCCAGACGCCTCCAGCCGCTTTTCTTTACGAATTCCTTCCCGGCAATCTTCTGGATATCCTCCGGTCGGATAAGCTGCCGTTTGGCAAGGTCGAATTGTAGCATCGCCTCGGCAACCTGGGTAAGGTTTGCCGGACGGACGATCATGTCTTTCGGTTCCTGTGTGATTTTGTCATCTGTCATTTATCGTTCGCTCCCGTAACCTAAGAATTTGAAATGTGTCGCGGCATCAATGTCGACGCCTTCTAACAGGAAGTATACCCGCGCACCAAAATAACTGTTCTCTCCGACTGACTTGTCAGCAGAGCGGATGAACGCCCGGCAGATCGCACATCGGGGAATCTTGACGGGTATCTGTCGAACACATAGCTCCCGCCAGTTCGCCGGGATGTGTTTAACCGGATAATTTGGGGAAGGGCAACTAGATTCAGTTCCTTTGTGCATCTGTCACGCTCCCGATTTTGCAGAGTCGATCCGGTCGTGGACAACCGCCGTCACCGGCGTCGGCGAAACACTGCCAGTACTCAGGACAGCCGGTGCACGGGCAGGCTTCATCGGATGAGGTTAAGGGGATTAGTCGTGTCGGCATTACTTCTCCTCCCCGTCGAGCAGGGTCAGGACGCGGTCAACAAAATGCTTCTTCTGCCAGTCACGCTCGGCGGCATAGGCGGCAGAGGCACAGGTACCGGCAGAGGCACAGGCATAGGTACCGGCATAGGCGGCATCGGCACAGGCAGAGGCACAGGCATAGGCACAGGCACAGGCGGCATCGGCATAGGTACCGGCATAGGCACAGGCATAGGCACAGGCACAGGCGGCATCGGCATAGGTATCGGCATAGGCGGCAGAGGCACAGACATAGGTGGCCAGTCTTACTTCCTCAATTGTCGCTTCACCTAGCAACCATTTCCGCGTTGTCTCGATTGCCGTTCGAGGTCTTTTATCATCAGGATACTTGGCCTCGAAAATTGGCAATACTCTGTCCGCAAAATCGCAGGCGAGTTCAACGCACATGCGGCGTCCCGCCTCCCCGCCTGTTTTTGCAAGCAGCCAGAACGCCCATGATAATTCCCCGCCCTTTTCGATTACATCGACTGGAGTACCTTCGGTCAGGCCGATAGACTCCGCCCACGCGATAGCCTCAGAGCAGGCATTGAGTTCTTTGGCTTGTTGAATTGTTGTTTTTAACATGGCCTATATCTCCTCCCCGTCGAGCAGGGTCAGGACGCGGTCAAATGCTCCACAAGCTGCCATGTGTGCAGCCGCCTCCGTTTGGGTGCAATGTCCACGTTCCCAGGCGGTGGCACGTTCCTTTCGCCACCGCTCGACCTCGGCGCGGAGCCGGGCGCGCTCGGCATAGAGTGTCTTAAGATCACCCAGCGTAATCCAGTGTTTCAACGTACACCACTTCCCATCATTGTCGATAAACTCAAACATGTTGGGTTCGACCGGATGTATATCGACCCTTACCGCTTTCTCGAACCCTTCAAAAATTGATTCATGTGTCATGTGTTCACGCTCCATTCTCAGAATCCCCCCGACCCGCCGCACATCGACGGGCAGGGGAGTAGTTATTTGATCTGTAATGCCGAGTATAATGCAGAGGCTGTCGCTTCCTCATAGGCCTTCAATGCAGAGGCTGTCGCTTCCTCATAGACCTTCCATGCAGGGGCTGTCGCTTCCTCATAGACCTTCCATGCAGAGGCTGTCGCTTCCTCATAGACCTTCCATGCAGGGGCTGTCGCTTCCTCATAGACCTTCCATGCAGGGGCTTTCAGGAAGTTAATCGCAAACCAATCCAGATCGAGTTTTAATTCAACCGCTCTGTACAAAACATCCAATCTTATCTCAACACCTTCAGGCCACTCAGCCTTGAAGATGTCCACCTGACTCTGACAGGCGTTTTTTTCGGTTAGCATTTCTTGTGTAATTTTCATCGTGTCACGCTCCATTCTCAGAATCCCCCCGACCCGTTTGGCAATTCAGTGAAACCCCTCGCGCCGCTCATTTTTTCGTTAATCCGGGTGGTTCAATTTCACACCGATTGGCACGGATTCGTCAGGGGCTTCACTCAATTGTCAATGTTCAATCCCCCCGCCCCGCCCCACTTGGGACGGGTAGGGGAGTAGTTAAGGCTGATTAACAAATCGCTTCACTTATCAAAGTCTCAATGAATCCCTTAAATTCGCTCTGGGTAGTTTCCGCCCAGTCCTTGCCTCGCCCGTTTTCAACTTCCTGAATCATTTCATCGAACCATCTCCAATCCTCTTTGACCGATCCGGCCTTTGAGTTTCGGAGATGTTCAATAAAAGCATCTGTCATTCCGTCTGTGATAATAATTGTTACTTTGTCCATTTTGCGCTCCCCGGATAAGGTCGGTGCCTTTAAGATGAGCATAGCTTAACAGATGGTGTACCCTTTGTCAAGCTAAATAATCCCTTTTCGTAAATTATTTACGGAAATTTCCATGAGGTGCAGCGTACTCGGACTCGCCTTGCGCTTGCCAGATATCACGTCCTCGACAGTCCGTCGGGATAGCTGGGTCTCCGCTATCAATGCGCTATTGCTGATTCCGTAAGCCTTCATTAACCGTTTGATTTTGTCCAGTTTGAGGTCGTAAATTTTCTTAGCCATGAAAATAAAATATCATAAGGGGTATACTTTGTCAAGCCGAAATCTTGACAAGCTGGAAATTATCGGGTAGAATCCAGGCGATGATTTTTTGCAGCCCACAAGTCTCATCCTCCTCTTTGAGAAGCCCCGGTCGACATGGAGGTTGGCCGGGGTACTTTTTTCTTGACAAGCCGGATCGCCTGTGATAAGATTCCCGGTAGCGTTCTGCTAGGCCGCTCGAAATATTACGAAGCCCCGACCTAGCAGCGGGGTTTTTCTTTACGGGAGCGGGGCCGCTCTAACCCCGGCTCCGCTCCCAGAGGGTTAGAAAATGACTCGACAAGGAACAGTAATAAGACACACGCTACTTGACTCCGACACTTACGCCGCCGCCCCGGATAACGTGAGGTCGGTTTTTTTATGTTTGATCCTCGCGTCCGATGACTGGGGGAAACTACCGGACAATCCCTTGAAGCTCGCTCGGATGATTGCCGTCTGCTGCAAGCTCCCGGACGAGATCGCTATTTGCATTGAGTGGCTTATCCGGGACGGCTGCATGGAAAGATACAGAGTCGGCACTGAATCATATTTGCGCTGGACGAAATGGGACGAACATCAGGAGCGCTTAAAGAGCCGGGATAAGGCCATGTATCCTTCACCGGACGGTACGTTTGAGGCTTCAACAAATCCTCGTGCGATAGCAAAACAGTCACCGCCCGGTGTACCGCATGGTGCACCGCACGGTATACCGGACGGTTCACCGCACGGAGCCCTAAAGGAAAGGAAAGGAAAGGAAAGGAAATTAGGAGAAAGGAAAAGAAAAGAAAAGAAGGAATATCCCCCGGAATTTCACGATATGGTAACGTCCTACTTCAACGGTACCCTTTCAGAGCGGGAACAAGAAGCTCAACTGGAAGCCTTAGACGGACTGATACGCCTTGATGGTTTTGACCAGGACAAGATTTTCGCCGTCCTGCAGGCTGTCAAACAGGGCGATCTGGATGATGCTAACTTCGAATGGTCCGCACAGATTAAATCATTCTGTGGACTCCGGGAGTTTAAAAAAGGCCGCCACGCAAACAAGATGCACAACCTGATGGGTGCCTATGACCGCCTGCAGGAAATAACACAATCTCAGAAACCACGCCGTGCTTTCGGGGGTGAATCGTGACCGACCTCATTCCCCCGCACAATCTGGAAGCCGAAAGATGCGTCCTCGGTTGCTGCCTCTTGGACAAGGCCGCCCGGATAACCGTGCTTTCGATGATCCGTGAGGACGACTTTTTTCAGCCCCCGCACCGGCTGATTTACAACGTCATCGAGGCGATCTCAAACTCCGGACGGATCCCCGACTTCGTGACCGTCTCAAACGCGCTCATGGAATCCGGGAATCTGGAAGCGGTAGGCGGCGGGGAATACGTCGCGGGACTCACGAATACCGTGCCGTCCGTCCGGAACGCTGAATTTTACGGCGATATTGTCCGGGAAGCGTCCGGAAGGCGGCGGATGATCCGACTCGGAAGCGAACTCATGGCGGCGGCTTACGGTAAGAACTGTCCCTCTTGCGACGAACTCCAGAACACAGTCCTTTCACAACTCATGGAAATCGGGCGCAACCGCGCCAACGAAAAGGCTCAAAATCTTTACACGACATATCTGGAATCGATACAATATGCTTACGACGTGACTTCCGGGAAGCGGCAGGGTCCGCTTAAAATGGGATATCCTGATCTCGACCGGAAATTTGCGCTTGAGCCCGGCGACATGGCCGCGATAGGCGGATACACGTCAACCGGTAAAACAACGCTCGCGGTGAACTTCGCCCGGAATGTCGCCTATGCAGGTGGTAAAGTCCTGTTCTTATCGCTGGAAATGACGCGCCGCCAGATCGACCATAAGTTTGCAGCCGCGATAAACAACCTGCCGGGGCATCTTTTTAAGTACGGGAAGTTCTACCAGGACTCGGAATACGGTTCAGACGCTACCAGGTACACGGAGACGCTCAAAAAGATGGGTAACCGCATCTGGATTAAGCATTGCCCCGGCGCGACTTTGGGGGCTCTCAGGCGGACGGTAAAACAGGAAATGATCGAGCATCCGGGTATCTGTCTGGTGCTCATAGACTACCTGCAGTTAATCCGCCTGGACACGACCCGGTATGTGCCCGCGACTGAGAAAATGACTATCGTATCGGGTACGGTACAAGTCATGGCGATGGAATGCGAAGTACCAATAATCGCGATGTCGCAATTCAATCGCAAGGACAAAAGCCAGGTTAATCGACCGCCCGCGCTTGAAAGTTTCCGCGAGTCCGGGAGTATCGAACAGGACTCCGGTTACTGCCTGCTCTTAAACTTGCTCGAAGACCAGACGGACGGCAAGCATTGGAATCTGCCAGTCTGGGAGATCGAGCTTATAATCGCGAAAGGACGCACGGAAGGCACCAGCACAACGGTCATGCAGTTAACCCGGAACACCGGAGTTTTTGAGGAAATCTTAGAACCGACAACGAGGAAATAACATGAACCCAGAACTCGAATATCTCAACGCCAAACAACGCTTCCAGGACTTGCTTGCCTGCATCGGCGGCAGCGACGACCCCGCCAAGGCCGCCCTCATCCTCGCGATCATGGCCGCCCGGAAGGAATTGGACGACACCTATACCCGGATTTTCCATCGGCAGGCGGTTAAGGTTTGACATCCTGACTAATGTGTTATAATAATTGCCAGGGGAGGCGGACGGGGTATGGGTAGGCCGGAGTATTTAGTTAACCCGTAAGTGCAACCGCGATTCAACGTTACTTGACAATGCCAGACTCAACTGAAATCAGACGCCGCGAAATTGCAAGGCTTGACTTCGAGTCCGCTTTCACCATGAGCGGAGCGCAACACGCCGCCACATACGACGTGTCGCAGTCCCAGATAAGCCAGGACAGGCGAACCGACGTTTACGCGGACGAACTATCAAAGTGCGACGGCGGGCGCCTTAATCGCGTTAACACGAAGTCATGGGTCTTCATCGAGGCTGCTATCGACATGGGGATTGAATACATGACTGCCGACAAAATCTCGCTTGCCCCCAAAGGCGTCCTGTACCGGGCGATGGACTGCATCCGGCTTGCGCTTGAGCACACTGGCGAAATAAAACCACCCGGCGATGAATCCGGCTCATCTCTACTCGACCGCTTATTCATGCCCGCGTCCGTGCTCGAAAAAGAGAACGCGGAGTTAAAGCGTCGCATCGCATCCATCGAGGCGCGGCTGTCGCGGCTGAACGGCATCGGCGAGGACGTGCTCCGGGACATTCCCACAGATAGCACGACCTACACCGCGCCGGATGAATCAGTCTGGGAGAGCAGGCAGGCATACGAGGAACATACAGGCCGCAAGGCACCGGAGGCTACCCCAGATGTGTAAAGAAGACGAGGGCAAGCGCCCTTCATACGCGCACTTCTGGCCGGGTGGGAAACTGCCCGCGCCCGTTGATAAAGAACCTAAAGAAAAAGACTCACAGGAGACACAACCATGTGGACATTCACAGACATCTTGCAATGGATCGTCCTGATAGGCGTTGCTATCGCCTGCGGTGACGTGCGGACGCGGTTCGCTGAATACGTTGAGAAACACAAGAATGACATTAACTACGTCCATGCTGTCAAATTTTCGGATATGCTTGAGGACATGGGTGTTCTGCAAGGTGGCAGGCAAGCAATAAAGCAACTTGCCGATGAGATTAAGGCGCATGGTAAGCATCTGGATGAATGAGATACCCCGTCACAATAGAGACCGTCAATCGCCTCATGCGAATTATCCCTGACCAGAAAACCGAATCAGGTTATCTTGAATGGCGCGGTGAATGGCAGCGCGAGATGCTGGACGCGCTTGTTAATTACCCCGAAGTCGTAATTCAGGCATCGCGACAGGTAGCAGGGAAAACCTTCACCGTCGGCATGTTTGAGGCCGCCCGCATTATCGCCGGAAACACGGTCACAATCGGCTACCCCACATTGGCGCAGTCATCGCGCTTACTCGGTGAACGTATCACCGGGAACGTCAACACGATTAACAAACTACTCAGTGACGCGACGGGACACAAGTTATTCCGGCAGCCCCGCGAGCAAGTGGCGTATCAGCGTTGGCAACTCATGGATGACCCGACGCATGAGGGCAAGCTGTATTCGCTTTCGGCAAACGAGATCGCCGTCCATAAGCCGGAAGGATACACGACGGACGATCTTGACCTTGACGAAGCGCATCGGCAAACTGAGAAGACCCTCGGAATCTTCGAGCCGTTCACCGACATCGCGCTGGAGCAGGGAAATGCCCGGATCGTTTACATCGGTATCGGCGGTCACAAGACAAGCCTAATTGAGCAGAAAAAGCTCAAACCTGGCGTCAAGGTCGTGCGCTGGCCTGCGTCGCGGATCATGTCCGTAACATCGAAATGGGACAAGGTATTTGAGCAGCGTCGCGCATCGATGTCCGACTGGCAATGGCGGCAGCACTACGAATGCTTGCAGTCAACCGAAGGTATGCGCTTGATGTACCCGGAGGGTATTCCCGGCGTAATCGACGTACAGGAAATTCTCAGGCACGGACTTGCCCCTATTTTATATTTCGGTATCGATGTGGGCAAGATCGTTGATTACACGGTCGTTAAAGTAATCAGCGTTATTACCGGGCTTGTTGGGCAGGAAGTCAAGAAGATCATTAACGAGGTTGATACGCTATTAGTCCCGCAAATCGACTATACCGAGCAGGCGATAATTATCAAAAACTGGATTGATAAGCGGTACTATTGGAAAGGTGAGCGGATCGTTGTGGAGTTGAACGGTCCGGGGCAGGTATTCTATGACGTGCTCGGAAAGGTATTCGGGAGACGCATTCGAGGGATCACGTCAACTGCCGAACTGAAAGAACAGTTCTGGCATGAAACCACAACGGCGATCCGTGACGGACGTTACGGTTGCGTGCAAGAAGAAAGTAGGTTACACTATGAGGGCATGACGTACGAGTACAAACAGGGCAAGGCAGGTTTTAAGATGGAGTTTGAGCACAGCGATCATTGGATGGCTTTGTGCATGGCCTGGCTCGCGATGCAGACCGTGGAGGTATTATAATGCCGATGCGACAGTGGGCAGTCAACGATAAGGCGGTCCCCCCGACACTTAACCGCGCCATGAACGCATGTAGACATTGCCAGCGTGAATTTAAAGTGACAGAAAACGTGAACGCCGTATGCTCATACCATGCGGAGGCTCTCGACAATTACGCCCGCGAGATCGGCGCCCCTCCCCCGGATTTGAAGCGTACCGCCCTGCGCTTGCACTATACCGCATACTTGGATGACGACGCGCCAAGCCAGGATTTCGGTCTCTTGAAAGACAAACAGGAAGCCCGGCTGAATGGAGGAAAACTTTAATGCCAGAATCAATCGGCATCGCCGACACCATCGCGACACCCGCCTGGAAAGAGTCTGATTTCAAGATCGTGAAAGGCCGCGAGATATACGAGGAAGTGAGCCTCACCGGAATCAACCGCGCCGTGATCGACAGCCTGACCGCGTTCATTACAGGCGAAGCCGACATGAAGGAAACGGGCAGCCCGGCGTGGCCTGAGATTCCGCCCGACAAGCTCGTGGAATATTTTCTCGTTGACGGCTCGTTCGCGCTCCGACTCATCAGCGAAAAGGAAATGAAAGCGAATGAAAAGCTGGATGACCCCTTCGAGTTTCTAACCGACCTGATAGAGGTTCATCGCCGGTTGGTCACGCAGCAATTACGCGATCCGGACGATAAGCTCACGGACGTTACCCGCGTATGGCAGCAGCAGACTAGCAGCTGGCTTGTGCGCGATGTAAAGAATTATGGGCTGGAGGGTGAGCAGATAGAGGCGACAAACCATTACCCGCTTAACGCGTTCATGCCATATCCGAACGGGCAGGGGCTTTTGTACTGGAATCAATTCACTTACCGCCGGATCGAGGAAATCGAGCAGAGCATCAGGCAGCAGACGGGCAAGGCCGCACTGTCACTGATACTGACCGGCTACATGGGAGACATTAAGCAGGCGCAACAGGCATTTGCTACCGGCAGCGAGATTGTCCACATCCCCGGCAACCCGACGGTTACAAGAGTGGCTTCGACATCGACCGCTGATCAGCTCATGCGGAGCGGGGATAAGTTGATGCTGTTGTTCCTGAAGAACACGCATCAGGTTGAAATCAGCGAGACGGCGACCTTATCGGGCGTGGCGCGTCGGTTGGCAATGACTCCGATGCTGCATTTCATCCGCATGATTCAGCGGCAGATCACAGCCATATACGCAACGCTTGGATACGAACTATCCTTGCGCGGCCTGAATATTATGACGCCGGAAGAGCGGTCAGCGGAGCTTGACTTCCTGAAGCGCGGTCGTGACGAAGGCCACTTGGACGAGCAGGAGTACCGCACGGCGGCAAAGGCATTATATAATTGACAACTTATAAAAAGTGTGGTATACGAAAACCATGACAGAAGAGACACCGCAACCTGCACCTCCTGCACCTCCACCCGCGCCTGCCCCTGCCCCCGTTGTGGACGAGGAAGCCCGTAAGCAGGCCGGGTACTATGCGCGATACCCCGAAAAGTTTGAGGCCGTCTTGGGCGAACTGGAAGCATCCGGGCAGGTCGCAATCCGCGCAGAGGTTAACAACCTTAAACGCGAGATAACGATCCGCGACGCGATTACCGACCATGGACTGACACGCGCCGATGCTGAATTCATCCGAGGAAACACCCCGGAGGAGATCAACGCAAGCGCGGCCAAACTTAAAGCAAGGCTGGGAGCAGCCGCGCCTCCACCTGCACCGGCAGCGCCCAACGGCACACCGGCAGCCCCGGCAGTTATATCAGCACCGCCCGCGCCCACTCAACCGCCCCCGCTACCTGAGCATCGCGGCGGGCGCACATCGATAGAGCAGGCGGAAGCCGATTTGCTTGAATCCTGTGCCAATACAAATTGGACAGAACTGCTCAATCCGAGACGTTAAACGCTGCCGACTTGCGATAACAGTCGAGACCACGCTTCCCTGGGCAATGGCAGGAGACCTCTACCGGCACCACGCCGAGACGACCCCCGTAATCGCGGGAGAAAAATAATCCCCTAAGAGGTCAAATATCATGGCATTCGCAATGCCCATCGCTTATAGCCGATTGACGCATCAGAAAATCATCGGCTCAAAAGGATTCGTGAATTCATTCGCGAACAACGTTATAGTCCCCGACGGACCGCATACGGGCAATGTGACTTGTACAGTCCTGAGCGCCGCGACACCGACGACAATCGCCGAGGGTACAGGTGTCACCAATGCAGCCGTCACGGTTGCAACCGCTCTCACGTTCGTTGACGGACAGGTGACGATGACCCTGAAGCCTTCGGAGTCCAAATCGTTTTTTACAAAGCCGGAGAACATCGTGCGGATCTCGGAAAATCATGCCGATGCTTTCGTATATGGCGCGACTGGCAGCATGATCGCCGACATGTACGCCGCGACACCGGGCCTGTCAAAAACACTCCCGGACGGACAGGGTAACTTTTACGCCGACGGCACCGCAGCCGAGGCACATCTAAACTGGCAGGCGTTCATGGCTTTGGTTGCATACTGCATGAGCCTGCAGCAGACCGCCCAGGCCGAGGACTTCGGAATCATCGCCCACTATCTGACTTTCGGTAATATGATTACCCTGCGGTCGGATTCATACAAGGCTATCTATGATAGCTCAACAAGTATCTGGCGGTTCCTCGGAATCCCGATCTATTCGACTGCCTACTCGACAAACTTCGGCGCAGCCTCCAGGCCTGCCGCCTTCGTCTATCACAAGGACGCTGGCGCTCTTGTTTGGGATGAGCCGCAGTTAATGGGCGACGGCCCGATGTGGCATTGGGATGCCTGCTTAAAGTGGACAACCATTTGTCCTTACGGTCATGCGCTCCATAACGGCGCGTTGCTTGGCGAACTTCTCAACCTCGCCGCGCTCTAAACGACGGGTTAAAGTGTTCATGTCTCCTGTACATAACGCAGGGGGAGAGGGTAATCATAACCTCTCCCCCAGGTTTCGAATATGACCGACTACCCGCGCATTGTTAGAGGCTTTTATTACATGGCGGACATGCACCCCGGCCTGTATGTGATCGAGACCGGCGGTCGCGGCACGGCTGGCGATGGTGACGTGATCCGCGAGGCAGACGGCAGGCCAAAGTTTATGTGCCTGGAGGACGCACAGAAACATCTCAAGGGAGAGCAGGCATCCGTAAAGCAAGCTCTGCCCACCGATATTTTTCGCCATCTTGACGAACTGGCGCTCACGGATCGTATTCAGATCGTGGCTCCGGGCATTAACGGTAAAAATCACTACGACCATCTCGACCCTGAGTGCTTTACCATCATCGTAAACAAGGCATGTGAAATCCCCGGCATACGTCGGGACTTATGGATGGTGGCAGACCCGACGCCGTATCACGCGCTCGTGCGCGGATACATTGACTGGTTTGCGGAGGGGCTTAAAACGTGTGAATCAATCGGGTGCTTTAACAGCTTGACCATGCTGGAATATTTCGACAAAGTTAAGTATACGCATGAGTGGGCGGGGGAAATATTCGATGAATTTATTGAGCCGATGAAAAACCACATACGGGGCGGCCTCACGATAAGCGGCATGGCCGTGCAAATGGCGTACTGGCTCGGTGCAAAAGATATCGTGCTTTGCGGCGTTGACTTATCGGGCATGTATTATTTCGACGGAAGCGAACGGGGCACGGCGGCTCAACACCACACAGCATGGGTACGCATACTGCCCTTATTCCAGCAGCTTGTCGATTGGGTACAGGCGCGAGGCGTTAAAGTTTATTCACTGTCTGAAACCGCATTAAACGTTGAGAGGATACAAACATGGCAGCAGGAAGTTACACGGTCGTAACGGTTACGGATCACGTCCGGTTGGCAATCGACATGCGGGGTACGGACGCATGGCTCACGGACGCCGAAATAAACGGATTTATTTATGAGAACATAACGGCAACGCGAGGGGATTTCAGTTTCCAACTCGTAACATCGGCTACGACCGGGCCGTCCGGGGTGTATAAATGCTTCCACGGTTATTCTTACGGCCTGTATTTGTGGGGGCCAACTATGAGCGTGGAGGCTGATTGTATCTATGTGCTCAACAGCAAGGGGGCTATCACGGTTACGAGCGGGACACCGACGGCAACTGCAATTACAGTCACAGGCGCGGTCGTGGATTTTTCGGCGGTAATGGTTCAATTACTGCACTGGCTGGCGACGCATCGGTCAAAGGAAATCAGCGCGAGCGCGGGCGGCGGCTCGATAAACTCTCAGGGCATACACGCGCAGTTGCTTGAAATGGCTGATTACTGGACGGGGATACGACAAATAGCATGATACGGAAAGTAAAAGGCGGATATAAACTTGTCAGCAAAAAGGGCAAATCCCTCGGCAAGTACAAAACGAAAAAGGCGGCACGAAAACGTGAACGGCAAGTGAATTATTTTAAACACAAAAAGAAACGATAATGGCGAAGGAACAGAAAATAGTTGTAAAGGGCTGGGATCGTCCGCTTACGGTTGACTGGGACTTCCAGACTGGCTTGCTCAGGCTTGAAATTCAGAGGCTTGCACCGGGCCGTGGTACCGGCAACTTAAAAGAAGCGTTTGAGCATGCCGACACAGCGGTCATAAACGAGGAAGGGAACGTAATCGATATCACCGTCGGCAAACAACACAAGGCATGGCCTTATGCGGCGATACAGGAGCATGGCGGTACGATTCCGGCATTCGATATCCGGAAAGCGCAACGTGCTTTTAAAAGTACATATCTGGCAATGGTAAGAGGAAGGAAAATCAGCGCGGGGCGATATGGCAGATGGTTCCGGCGGTCGTCCGTCGGCGGATACAGGCCGGTCATGGTTGCATGGATTGGCGGGGTGAAAAGATTCTTTACGAAGCGCGGCCCGATTGTAATCTTGGGGTCACATTACGTGGAAAACGGCGTTCATAACTGGTGGAGAAAGTTGTGCGGCGCGTCCAGTGGCGTCGGCGGCGGTGCTCCGGTCGGCGGGGCGATGCGGACTTACTCTTGGTCGAAGGAACATTATAGCCGGGGAATAGATAACAGATGAGCAAAGAACTATTGGATAGAATTATCGAAGCGATCCAATCCGTTAGGGAAGCCGGCGGAAGCAAGTATGTTATTACCGAATATGGCAAAATAAGAATATCAGACCATCCGCGATTCTTTTATGGATTTGCGGAAGCGACTCACGGACATCCCGATTATACTTTTATTGTTTCTAAAAACAACAAAGAATTACTGTCAGATTTTGAGCTAATGGCGGAGGGGATTAATGAAGAAATAGAGGGTACTTTTTGGCTAAAGCCAGGGCAAAATCAAGAACGATTAGCGGACGTAATTTCTGATATTGTTTCGACCGGAAAAACAAAATCTATAGAGAATGTAATAACACTCAATGAATCTACTGCTTTAATTAATAAAACCGTTCTGCCTGCTGAATTGCCTAAATGGAAATTAGATATATTAATGCGAGATGAATTACGAGAACAGGCGATAACAAATAGAATTGCATTGGAAAGAGAGCGACTTGCTTTATTTAAGCGAGCGGATGAAGCGGCGGCGAAAGTATACAGAGAAACCGTCCAGGCAGGAAAGGGGAAATTGGCGGGTCAGATTGCAGCCAACAGCGAGAGGGCTAGGGTAATAAAGGAAAACTTACCCGTAACTGCAAGACCTGGTTACGTCTATCGTGGTATCGAGCAGGCAGAACTCGCTGCTCCTATCCCCACCGAACCCGTCACCGGCGTTGTGGAAATAAAGCATGAGGTGGTCCCGGATTGGCCTGACGCCGCCGATATTGCAGGCGTGGGCAAGCCAGCTATCGGGGAACTGCTACCGCAGGCTCGTGAGGTTGTCGGTAAACTCGAAAGCCTGATGCTCGAAACCGGCATGACCCGTGAACAGATACGCAGGGCGGTTGCGACCGGCTACGGGAGATTCAACCCGGACACATACGCAAAGCTCGCCAGCGAAGCCGACAGCCGCCTTGCCAATTTATTCCAGGCGATGACCGAGCGGAGCCGTGGCTTAATCGCGCCGGTCGATACGCAAGAGGATGCTACCAAGCTCCGACACTTAATTCAGGACTTCGCGCCTGTTGATACTGGCGCACTCCGAGACTCATTCGACGACCCGCGCACGGTCGTTGTACAACCGGACGGGAACGTAATGATCGACTTCTCCCTGCCGTATGCCCGCATACAGGACTTGGGCGGCACGATTCATCGGACAAGTAGCACCGGAAAATCATACACGATCCGCATATCGGCACAGCATTACGTCCAGAAGGCCGTGACCGCGTACAACGCGTCTAGGGACGCGGAGACGGTTCCTTTGCAGGTTGTATCGGAAGGCGGCATAGGTATCGGCATAGGCAGCCTGATAGCGCGTGGCATGGCTTTTGTGCGGTCGGTGAACCCGGCAGGTGCTACATAATGGCAAGCGTACTATCGGCAATACAAACGCAACTCGTAACAGATGTCGAAACCACGTCGATCAATAAATGCTATGTCGGCAAGGCGTCGGATAGCACGGTAGAAACGCCGTGGTGTGAAATGTACATCGTGAGCGGCAGCCAGTCTTACGACATGACCAGTGTTATTGACCGGAGCATGACAGTCATTCTGGTTATATCAGGAAAGTCGCAAGAGCAGGTTGAGTTAGCAGCCGAGGAACTTATGAAGCTCTGGAGAAGCGGGACAAAGCTAGCAGTCTTACGCGCCTTGAGCGTCCTGCATATTTATTGCGTGTCAGATTCCCCGGCGATTGTCTATTCCAATTCAGCGACGCAACAGCCGATCATGGCGGATATTGAATTTGCCATGACCGTTCGGTATACAGCATAAGGAGAAAATTACAATGACAGCACCACACGTTGTACAATTATCGGAAATTGGATTCAACAGCAAGACCCGGACGGTTAAGGGCTTGAGCCTCCAGGTGGCGGATGCGATCATGTACGATGATACCGCGCAATATCCGCTTAATTCGAGGCAGGCGCCGCAGGCCGGGCCGAAGTTCGCACGGATGAGTTTCATTACGGAATTGAATCCGTCGGGATCGTCGGGCGGCGCTAAGACACCGCCGGATGCGCTCCTGTTGAAGGCGTGCGGGATCAAGGAAACCGTCGCAACGACCGTCAGCACGACCTATGACCTCGACGGACAGATAGCCATAAACCAGACTCCGGTCGCGCTGATTTCAAAGCAGGGCAGCGGCACCGGTTACTACCAGCTTTGCAGTAATGCCGTCGGGAACCTGACCATATCCGGGAATCCCAATACCCCGCTGATTTGCGCGTGGAATTTCGACGGGACTTACACGGCGCCCACGGAAGCGGACTTGACGGACGCGATAGAAAACGGCGGCCTTGCCCCGATGTGCATCGGCACGATCACGCTGAATACCGATGCGCTCGTAATGAAGGCGTTTACCATCGCGTTGAATAACGCGAACAATGCGCCAAATCTGAATATGGCGGGGACGAATGGCCTTAGCAATCCGGTACTCGTTAATCAGGCTCCCATGTTTGAGACTGTCGTGGAGCTTCCGGTCATGTCAACCGCAAACTACTGGACTGACCTGACCAGTCACACGTTGACGCCGTTCTCATTCGCTATCGGCACCGGCGCGGGTTATGTGACCACGATCACCGGCAAGGGCTACCTCATGGCGGCACAGCAGCTTCAGAGCCTTAACGGCGTCCTCGGAGCGCGTCTCGCGTACCGCATGGATTGGGCGTCGGGTTCGCCTATCAGCATTGCCTTTACTTAAACCAATTTCAGATAAATAGGAGACACACGATGAAAGCATTACCAGTACGATTTCAGAAGCAAGAGCACACGTTTGAGGACGTGCATTACACGATTCAACCGCTCACGAATCAACTCCGGGCCCACATCCAGACGGAGAATCTCGAACGCATCGGGACGGACGAAAAGGGCTACCCGATACTCGGCACCAACAAGGGCGGCATCATTTACGACGTGATGGGTTTTTCCCTCGTTGAACTTTCGGGACTTGAAGGACTCGAAATCGAATATGAGGATGTCAATATCGGGAAAAACATCTATACACGCGTGAAGGATTACTGCCTCGATTTATTTCCACTGGCCCTGTTCGACGCTATCAAGATTGATGCCACAACCGCCAGCATAATCACTGAGGAGGAAGCCGAGGAAATGGGTTTTACGCCGGACTCGTCTACGGAGACTTCAACTGTACCGGAGACGAGCGATTCTGTGGATGCAGAACCGGAATTGAAGTCGGATTCACCATTACCGACAACGGTTGTCGAAAGCCAACCATTATCAGGGGATGCGTCTGGAAGCGAGTAAGTCCGTTTATGCGGTATCTTGCGGAGCTTTATCAGGCATACAAGGACGGGCATTTATTGGAGCGGGGGAGTTGGGGCGAACAGCCGGCATGGTACACGGATGCGATGAGCCTGATGAATAGTGAGATGAATTCAGCGGAAGCAGACAGAATGAAAAGGACAAGCCAGTGACATACGGCGATCCGACATTACATACCAAAGTAGTAATTGACGGCACCGAGGAAGTTAACGAAAAGTTAAAGGGCGTCGAAAAGGCGGGGACGGAAGCCGCCGCTAAAGTTGACGACGCCTTTGAGAAGTCCTCGCAGTCGCTGCTATCTCTTTCGGAAAAAGCGGGTCGGTTCGGAAGCATCTGGACTCAGAATGTGACCATGCCGATAATCGCGCTGGGCACGGCTGCGATTGCGATGAGTGCGGATGTGTTAAAGGGCGAGGAGTCGGTTGCCAAACTCACGGACGCATGGAAGGATTTAAAGAGCGATGTGGCGACGGCGATTGTGCCGACGATAAACGCGCTGATTACGGACACGCTGATACCGCTGGTAGACACGCTTGGGGATTTGGTAACAAAATGGGGCGAACAAAGTGAGGCGGCGAAAGATGCACAGCTAAAGATATTTGGAATTACAGCGATTGTCGGGCCGGTTGTTAAGGGCGCAGCCGATATTGGTACACAAATTGGAATTCTAATGTTAGCTTTTCGCGCATTAAAAATAGAAGCAGCAGCGGCATGGCTCGCCGTGGCAGGGCCGGTTGGGTTAGCAATCGGTGCAGGTGTTGTTGCAGTTGCCGCCATGGATTGGGGTGCGAAAAATATACCAACATCATCGATTTGGGAAGGTGATTATCCCACTGATTGGGACATCATAGCGGGTACAGGAGGACCATCCCCAGAAATTGCGGGGACTTGGGGGGCTTTATCGCAATCTGATTTAGAATTATGGCTAACAGAACCAAATTTACCAGTGCGGACGCGGGCAGAAGCCAAACTTAATGAATATCGCTTATGGCTGGCCGATTTTAACGCGAGAGGCAGGGGCGGCGGAGGCGGGGGCGGTTTGCCTCCGATGACACTTGAAGAGCAACAGATTGATGAGATGGTCAGAAATTGGGGAGGTGGTGAACAAGTCCGAGGACTTCCGGGCGGTCCCGCATCCGACTTTGAGCACTGGAAGTTAATAATGGGTTGGGGGGCTGATGAAACTTTCCCTGCGCCACAAAATATAAGCACGGCACAAACCGGATTCAACGCAGTCCCCTATGGAACGCACTGGCAAGGACGGGCGGGATTAGGCCCCGGCCCTGGAGGACTTTCGGTATATCAGCAATTCCAGCGCGGGCGCGGGATGATTGGCACGGCACCGTCAGAACCATCCGGCCCGTCCTGGTACGACAACCTGATGTCGAATGAATTTCTGATTAACGCCGGAGCGACGATAGCGGGTACTCTCGCAGGCGGCGGGGGAGTTGCGGAAATTGCACAATCTGTTTTACCGATGGCTGGTTGGGCGATTGGCGCACAGATCGGCGCATCCGGCGGTCCGATTGGCGCTGCTATCGGCGCGTTGCTTGGCGGCCTGTTCCAAAAGAAACAGCGCGGGGATACGCCGCAAAATCCGGTGCATGTCAAGGTGATCAATCTCGGCGATCTCGCAACCGCTATGTCGAATGCCGTCAAGTCCCTCGTGGCGCAACTCGGAGCGCAGGGACTGGACAGCCTCGTTAAGCAAGTCCGCATGCAGGGGCAGCTAAAGGGGTACTCGTAAAATAAATGTGTTATAATAGTCGCAAGGAGACACACCATGCAATCATACACATTACGAGAGTATGCCATTTTAACCGAGTATGTTTATGGGGTTGAGCAAAATTTTGAAAAAATATTAAAGGCAATCGGGGATGACCCTAGCAAGCAGGAGAAAGCCGCGAAGGTTAAAACATTAGCAGCGGAGATGGGAGAGTTTTATAGCGCGGAATACATTCTTGAACTTGAAAACCCAGGAAAATCGACATGGCAATCGGACAGATAACACTTACGCAATACGATGATAATATAGCTTACTGTCGCATGGCTGATAAGTCCGATGCGCCGGATGAATCGTCAACCTATACGCAACGGGACGCGGAAGCTATCAGCATTGCCGGGACAGCGTTCGCCTTATGGACTGATTCAAGCGATGTTCTGTACGTCGGGAAATCTACAACCTTCCCATACCTCGGTATCCGATTCGCCTCTGCCTCCGCCACCTATGGGACTCCGGTACTTTGGTATTCAATTACCAGCACGCAATATACGATTGCTTCCGCGACGGCGGCAACTAACACGATCACAATCACCGGGGATGTAAGCGCGAAATTCATGATCGGTTATCAATTCAGAATTCATGGAAGTACGGGCAATGACGGGGCTTGGACATGTAACGCGAATTCCACTTTTGGCGGTGGCGTTACAAGCATCGTGACTGCCGAGGATTTAACCAATGATACAGACGATGGACACGTTCCGGCTCATTCGATATGGGGGCCGTTGACGGCTTTATTTAACAATACATCCGCACTTACAGCCAACGGTTATATAGCATGGAGCATACCCGGCGATTGGGGGCTGTCATCGATCACGGACGCGGGCGCGTACGGCACAGCCGCCACATCTGCATACTGGATTAAGGCGACAGTGCCAACCGCGACGGGCGATCCGTCAACTGTCTATCATCTGCTCCGAAATCTTACATTGACAGAGCCGCTTCACGTCCTCGGCCCGGAGTTTGAATACGAAACGGTCTATGCTGATATTAACGGCGCACTGCACAAAAAGGACATGACCTATAAGGGGCCGTCAAGGTACACCGTGGGCATGACGCAGATCGCCTGTACTATGGCGAATTTCCAGCTTTTGATCGACTGGAAAACATACCAAAACCGCGTCTTCATCGAGAACGAGGCAGTCACGACGCCGATAAACATTGCTCTTGACGCCTATTTTAGATCGGGCGAGGGCATGATCGCGTATGTCCCGCTTGAAATGATGGACCCTGGTAAAATGCCGCTCGAACCGGGCGCGTACTACCCGCTCATATTTAAACTGGACACCGTTGTTACGCAGACGAGCCTGTTAGGGAAAGCATTATGAGTCGCTTTAAATGGTTGACAGCTTGGGTTTACTGCCCCGTATGCCAGAAGGAATGGGTAGCGGTCATGCCGATTGATGCCGTAAAAGAACAGATCGAATGCCCATACTGCGGGGCGTGTCATGCGAGGCTTTACAGCGAATGCCGCAGATAACAGTCACGTTCAGCAATCCGACTTACAACCTCAATGCCAATCCCGCGCTGGGGAAAACCGCCACGGACATCCCGGTCGAGACGTTCGCAAAGCAACACGCCTTCGACAGCATCAGCAGCGCGACGCTATATATCCGGACGGATGTACTTTCGATTTACAGCCTGGAAACCGCTGACTTGACGAACGCCTGTCAACTTAACAGCACCGTCACGGTTATGGAAGGGGCGGTCTATCATTTCAGAGGTTACGTTTTCAGCAAGCCCCTTTTTAAAACTTACGAGGACGGGAATTATCTGGTTGTCGAGTGCATGGGTTGGGACGGGATTCTCGGACAGACGCTTTGCGTGGACGCTGCCGGAAACGACATCTGGACGATGGAATCAAGTAAGTATGCGCTGACAAACATGCCTTTGCAGGCGACGGCGGCTTACGGGACATTCCAGGGTAGCACGTTGTGGCCTGACCCGGACGATGCGACGGGATTAAAGTGTTATGTCACAGGCGCAAATGATGTTTTGTACACGGACGGAGCAGGCGCGGCGCTATCGGCTGTTGCCACGACGATTATTCTAACAAGTACAACGAAGGGTTTTATCCCTCGCGGCTGGGTAAAGATTGACTCAGAATGGATATATTTTGACGGATATGACAACTCAAATGCGGATACAAAATACCGCCTGTATAACTGCGTCCGTGGTCAGTTGGGTACGGCGGCGGCTCCTCATGCGGAGGGCGTCACGGTCTATGAAAAGCTCGGCAAGCAAATCGCGCCCGCCGCGCTCGACCTCCAAAACGACCCGCTTGGCGGCGTCGCATGGAAAACGGTAAGGCGCGGGGCTGAATTCGACGTCCACGACACGCTAGGATGCTTTGTGTTGCGCGATCCGGCGGCAGGCACATACAGAGCCACATACTCGGTTTACGACGAAGACAGCTTACTTGACGTGACGTCAGTGCCTATATCGTTGAGCGATGTGGTGACGAAGATAATGACAGGCACGGCTGCCAACTTCGGCCCCGGGTTCGCGACTGGTGACCTTGATTTTGATGCAATGGCCGTGGGATGGCTAAAAATCAATCGCTACGATTATGATCCGCAACAGAAACAACAATACGCTTTCGACGCAATTCAGGAATTGCTGGCCGCCGTCGGCCTGGAACAAGAGGTTAAGTTCTGGTACAAGCATTCGACCGGAAAATTCCGCCTGACATGGATAGCAAATGCCACGTCTAGTTTTACGCTTCCGAACACGTCGCGGGTGGAGCATGAGTTCACGC